TGTAAATGCCTAACGAAATTAAACCACTTGATGAAAAACTAGATGATAAGATTAAACAATTAAATTCTAGTAGAGTATATAAAAAGATTACACCAAAAGGTGACCTATCGTGGTATGTAAAATGGGTGGCCAGTTTCTTTATTCTTACTGCCGTTATGTGTAGAAGTGTAGAAGAAGTACCAAGAATATTTGATGTAGTATTGTCACTTATCGGTACTTTAGGTTGGGCTTGGGTAGGTTATCTATGGCACGACAGAGCATTGTTATTATTGAATGGTACTATTGTGGTATTTTTAGGAATGAGTTTGATTAGGTACTTTTTTGTATGAGTAAAGTATATTGTATAGGTAATGGTGAAAGTCGTAAAGACTTTGATTTAAACAAATTAAAACCACACGGCAACATTTATGGTTGTAATGCCATTTATAGAGATTTTTTACCAGATGTATTGACTGCTGTTGACCACGGTATTATGCACGAAATCTATCACGCTGGTGTAGCACAAAAGATACCTTGTTACTTTAGAGATTGGACAAAAGTACCTGCTATGACATATGAACCTATGATTATGGGTGGTATGGATAAGTTAGAGGCTGAAGAACATTTAAAAGATATTCTTGTCAGTAATGAAAGAGGCGACAGTATAGAATATGTAATGCACGGTGCCAAATTACAAGGCATTGTAGATATGATTAAGAGAAATGGTGAGAAGTATAAAAAGAATATCAATAACTCTACTATCAAAGTATCTTGGATTAAAGAACCTGATTACTCACACACACTTACGGACATATGTGTAGAGAATAATGGTAAAGGTGCAAAAAGAGATTTTGGTTGGGCTTGTGGTGCAAGTGCAGGTTATGTAGCAATTCATAGAGAACAACCTGAAGAGATTTATATGATTGGCCACGATTTGCATAGTCACACAGACAAGGTAAACAATCTATATAAGAGTACAAGACATTATGTCGCACAAGAGAACGGTCCTACACCAGCAGTAAACTGGATTAGACAATGGAAAACTTTGTTTGATTGGTACCCTCATATACAGTTTATAAAGGTCAATAGATATAATGACGGTAGAGATAAAGTAAACGGTCCCATAGAAGAATGGAACGGTGTAAAGAATTTAAAATATATTGATTATTCCACGCTTGACAATTTGCTAGGAATATAGTATATTAATAGAATGTGTAAAAGTAAAGTAATTGCAAATACTTTGCCACTTGTGGCTGAACAACAATTAAGAGGTTGTAAGGCAGGGGTAGAGAGGGTTATGGCCGAATGGCTGAAGACACTCTATTCAGTTGTAAGTAAGGACCATCTAAACATTAGATTGGACTCTTCCTGGAAGCTTGTGGGTAAACCAATAAATCCCACCGAGTACATATTAACTTGTATAAATAATACTGATGGCGATAATACAGCCAACACAAACACAACGAATATGTTAACATAAGGAGAATACATATGGATTTTGAAAGTCTAAAACAATCGTCAAGTAATTTTGACGCAATCACAAAAGCTCTGGAAACAAAACTTGCTCCAGAAGACCAATCAAACAAAAACAAATACCAAGACGACAGATTTTGGAAACCTGAACTAGATAAAACTGGTAATGGTTATGCTGTTATTCGTTTCTTGCCTGCTGCTAATGGCGAAGAGATGCCTTGGCAAAGAGTATGGTCTCACGCATTTCAGGACAAAGGTGGTTGGTATATTGAAAACTCATTAACAACTCTTAATCAAAAGGATCCTGTTAGTGAAGAAAATACAAGACTATGGAACACAGGTGTAGATAGTGATAAAGAAATTGCTCGTAAGAGAAAAAGAAAATTATCATACTACTCTAACATCTATGTTGTTAGTGACCCTAAACATCCTGAAAACGAAGGTAAAGTTTTCTTATTTAAATTTGGTAAAAAGATTTTTGATAAGATTACAGAATCAATGCAACCAGCGTTTGAAGATGAAACGCCAATTAACCCATTTGATTTTTGGAAAGGTGCAAGCTTTAAACTGAAAATCAGAAAAGTTGATGGCTATTGGAACTACGATAAGTCAGAATTTGAGAGTGTATCACAGATTAAAGAAAGTGATGACCAGATTAAAGCAATTTGGGAAAAACAACACGCTCTAAAACCTTTTGTTGACCCTAGTAATTTTAAGACCTATGATGAACTCAAAGAGAAACTGAATAGGGTAATTACGGGTACGCAAAGCACGGTAACAGTAGATGAATACGACCTCCCACCACAAACATCTACAACATCCGTGAAAATGCCTGAGGTGAGTCAATCTAGTCTTGCTAGTGATGATGATGACGATACAATGTCATATTTTAGTAAGTTAGCAGACGAAGATTAATCCTTTCTCTCTCTTACCGAAGCATTTAAAGGGCAGTTAGAAATAGCTGCCCTTTTTTATATAAATAGTGGTATGGCAACAATATTTGATCCACTCAAAGATTTACAAGGCAACCAATTAAAGTCTGCTAGATGGTACAGAAATGCAGCTTCTTTAATTGTGGATAGGGCTTCTCGTAGTAAATTAATGAGAGAAGGCAAACTAAACGGTAGACCTAGTGCTGGTCGTATGTGTATGTTTGTATATGACGCAAAGACAAAAGCAAAATTACCATATTGGGACGCTTTCCCTTTAGTTTTACCTATTGATACATTTAAAGGTGGTTTTGTAGGTCTTAATTTTCATTATTTACCCTATGGTGCCAGATTTAAATTACTAGAGAATTTACAAACATATGCTAGTAATACCAAGTTTAACAGTACAACAAAGTTACAGGTAGGTTACAGTAATTTGAAAGGCGAAAGTCTTATCAAACCAGCAATCAAAAAATATTTGTGGTCTCAGGTACAAACTCAGTTTAGAAGAATTGATGTTGATGAGATGGCCATTGCCTGTTATTTACCAGTTGCTAACTTCAAAGGTTCAACACTAAGTAGAGTATTTGCAGCTGCAAGGAGAATCATTTAATGGCTATTTTAAGAGGCGGTAAAAGAATAGGTAACTATGACATTCGTATCGGATTACCGAGAGATAGGTCATTAGATAATGTCAACGCAGACGAAAGATTAGGTAGAAAACCAGGTGGTAATCCTGAAACTACCATTAACAGATTTATTGCTGAGATTAATCAAGGTGAAGGCCTTGCTAGACCAACAAGATATTTGGTTGTGATACAACCACCACAAAGAGTGATTACAAATCCTTATGAAGGTGATTTTGATATGACACCACCAAATAATGATTTAGAAAGTATGACATTAAAAAGAAATGTTGGTATGATGTGTAACAAGGTAACTCTACCTAGTAGAGATGTAAATACCAAAACAGCAATGACATATGGACCTGGTAGAGAAATGCCATATGCATATAGTTTTAGTGGACAGATTGAGTGTTCATTCTATGGTGATAAGTTTTTAAGACAAAGAGCATTCTTTGAAAATTGGCAGAAAAAGATTATGAACATTAATACTCATAATATGAATTACTATGATGAATATGTGGGTACAATGGACATTTACCAATTAGGTTCATTCTCAGCAGAACAAGATAGAGATAGAACAACATACGCAGTAAGATTATATGAGGTCTATCCTCAAACTATTGGTTCAATAGATTATGGTTATGGTAACACAGACCAATCTGTACAAGTACCGATTACATTAAACTTTAGAACTTGGAAGAATTTAACAATTGACCAAATTAATGGTGCAACAGTAGGCGAAGCATTTGGTGAAGTGCCTACAATTAAGGCGTCAAAAGATTTTGGACTGTTTGGTGGTATTCTAAATAGATTACCTCCTGAGATTAAAAGAGCAGGAAGAGATGTGCTACAGACAGCTAAGAGAAATCTACCAATTGGTAGAGTTACTGGTGGAAAAGTATTCCCACCATTTTTATAATTAACAAAGGAGTAATATAATGGCATTGCCTATATTAGAAACAGCGACATATGAATTGACATTACCCTCAACAGATGTCCAGGTTAAATACAGACCTTTTCTTGTAAAAGAGGAAAAACTGTTATTGATGGCGTTAGAATCTAACGATAATAAACAGATTACGCAATCATTAAAAGACATTGTACACGCTTGTACATTTGGTTCTATTAATGTTGACGCATTGCCTACATTTGATTTAGAATATATCTTTTTGAATATTCGTGCTAAGTCAGTAGGTGAGATTGCAAAATTAAAAGTATTGTGTCCTGATGATAATGAAACATACGCAAGTGTAGAAGTTGATTTATCAAAAGTTGAAGTACAGGTTGATGAGAACCACAATAATGAGGTACAAATCAATGATAAAGTTAAATTGTTGATGAAGTATCCTACTATTGATAGTTTTGACCCTCAGACAGACGCAACACAATTGAAGACAAATCAGTTATTTGATATTATTGGCAATTCAATCTATCAAATTTACGAAGGCGAAACAGTACATAATGCAAAAGATTATACAAAAGAAGAATTACAAAGTTTTATTGAGTCCTTAACCAGTGAACATTTTGTTAAAATCCAGACATTCTTTAATACAATGCCTAGATTAGCACATGATATTGAGGTTGAGAATCCTAAGACTAAGGTGAAAAGTAAAGTTACATTACAAGGGTTGGCAAGTTTTTTCGTATCGCCCTCTCACATGACAACCTAGAAAATTTATTTCAGGTTAACTTTGCTTTAATGCAACATCATAAATATTCTTTAAGTGAATTAGAGAATATGATACCGTGGGAGAGGGAAATATATGTTAATCTATTAGTGCAACATATAAAAGATGAAAACGAAAGAGCTAGAGAAAGGTCTTTAAAGAAGTAAAATGGTAGAAAAAAAGTTACAACAAGACTCTAAATACGCAAAATATGATTTAGATGGTGATGGTATTGTAACAGATGATGAAATGGCTATGAATAAAGAAATGCTTGAGTTAGAAAAAGCACGAGATGAGATTGAAAGAATAGAGGAAAAGAGTGAGGCACAAAAGAAGATGGCTTGGATTGCTATGTTCTCAATGCTTGCATTTACAGTTTTTCTATTCTTACCAATTATACCAGACAGTAGAGTATCAGCATTAGCAGATTTGTTAGGTCTATTTTACATAGGTCAAGCTTCTGTTGTTGGTGCGTATATGGGTTTCACTGCTTATATGAGCAGAGGTAAATAAAAATGGCTGAAACAGATAAGTCACTAAAAGACTCAATTGTCGCTACGATACAATCGGCACAACGAGCTGTTGGTTCTGCTATTACTGGCGGTGCTACAGCAGTTACATCTAGTGGTGTATCTATTGACTTATTAGAAGACATTAGAAGTGTTGGCAAAGAGAATGAAAAGAATACACAATCTCTTTTAGACACTATGAGAGATATGCTTGCTTTTGACAAAGAGGCATTTAGAAGAGAAAGAGACCAAGCAAGAGAACTAGCCAAAGAAAAGAATTTAGCCGCTTCAAATTCTACAATGAGTTTACCTAGTAGAAGTGAAGCAACAGGTGACCTAGGTGCAAAAGGCATAGCTGCCTTAGCCGCTCTTGCCTATTTTGCAAAGTCATTAAATGTAGATGAGGTATTAAGACTACCACAACAAGTTAAATCTATTAGAGGTATGGCAAACTTTGCCAAAGCAATTGGTACTATTGGTACTGCTGGTTTTGGTCCACAAATTATTGATAATTTGAAGGCTGCCTTTAAGTCAATCAGATTAAATCCTAAAGAAATTAAATTAATCAATGTTGACTTACTAGAAAAATTTAAAGGTATGTTCA